TGGACGGAGCACAATACGGACTGGGGTTGCCAACAACTGAGGCATCCCTGGCCCCGTGGAGTCAGACGTACAAAGGCACCGACGTATACGAACTGCATAACCCGGGCTGGAACAACTGGTGGGGTCTATCTGTCCCTACTAAGCAGCACCTCATACCCATCTATCCTTCAATCGCCATCAAATGTGCTACCAAACTGACTGGACGTGAACGCACGATCCAAACCCTTGCCGCTTACATCGCAGTAGTGGCTAGAGAGTACGCAGAAGAGCGTATGACAGAACACATTCCGTTCCCATTGATCTACCAGGATTCGATAGCAGCCACAGCTGAGTGGTCTTATGTAACGACGTTGCAGGACCAACTCACGCTAGTAGAGCGCGTCGGAGATAGGTACGGGTCTTTGATGACGGGACTCACCGAAGTGCTCAAAACTGGAAAATCACGAAAGTTTTACCAGCGGTGGTTTAATGATGGTCTGTCAGTCAACGCTTGCCTTGCGAATCTCGGGGATCCGATCTTCACCAACAAAAATCTTCGCCATTTCGGTGTCGCACTGTTCATCCTGATCTTTTTCGGGTTTTACAGAGTGGCACTGGCAGACGAGGACGAAGTTGTAGTCAGTAAGGAGCCATGGTGGTTACCGTACCTAGCCTTCTTCACAATCTCGTTCGCTATAATCTATGGCTGTGTGAGGCGCCGCGGAGATACATTCTCAGTGGCGTCTTATCGCAGTTACAATGACATATGCGAGCATGTTGACAGTGGGGTAGATATAAGTATGGAACTTCTTCGCGAACGCAACATTAGCATCGACACAACAGGTATTGGCACCTGCACTCCGCGCCCCGGTATAATATCAATCGGGCCACACATCAAATCTGTGTACCCAGGCGTACACCGTTCATGTCCCTGTAACATGGCATTAGCTTTGATCACCCGGCAAACAGTTCCGAATTTAAATTTTCGTCGAGCTGCTAGGTATCTAGGTTGGCTGTGTCGTACGGGGACCCCGATCGGCAACGCATGGCGGGCAGACACATTCGAAATCGATGACGACCCGTTTATCGTCCCAAACCCGGAAAGCGGCACAATTGTGTACACTGGCCGGAATAGTGGCGTCAAAACGTATCGTCTGTCGGACTTGAGTAGGTCTGTCAACATGGCATCTCTCGTGTACTTCCGCTGTGCACCGTTGTTCACCTGTCAAATGGTGGATGATGAGTATAGCGTGAAACGTGCTAGCTCCTATTCTCGTGGAGCAGATGTCACACTCTTTGATGAACCCATTTTTCATTATTGCTACACCCCCAGTATGGCGGGGAAATGTCACCTTGAATATAGAACTGATTACCATCCCAACCCGTTATTCGACCCCTTCGATGAGGACTCGGCTATACCGAGCCACCCCATTGCGGACGGTTGGTTTCGGGTCGATGAATTCGGTTTGGATCTTATTGGAATTCCTAACGGGGATTTCTCTGGGGTCTACGTAACTGGTGTCAACCCGCTGTACATTCTCCCAGTCAAGCTCGATGACTGGTTCAAGCCTTATTCTTTCCAGGATTGGGTGATGTCCTACGACGACATTCCGAAACGGGAACGTCTCATCCGGACTTATGAGAAACTGCACACAAGCGGCCTTTTGACCGTCCCAGAGCGCATGGATAGAACACACTCAACGTTCACCAAGCGCGAGGACTTGATCAAGGGCTTCGAAGTGGTCGGAGACTCACTGGATGAAAACGAACTCACAACGGATCGTGTCAGCGCGGCCAACGTCTACGATACCGTGGACGGGCACGTCGCAGACAAGAAATATCGTTGGACACCATCTGACCCGCGTGTGATTAATGGTATGGACCTCAGCGTGCAAGTCATTGAGGGTCCACACATCAAGGCAATGTCAAAGTTCGTCGCTAAAGTCTGGCTTAACGGTCAGGACTTGGGCAGCGGACAACAGATAACCTATTCGTGTGGGATGACTTCTGAGGAGTTGGGTGAGTGGTTTGATAATGCATGCG